CTTTTTTACACGGGCTACGGCGGGTCCACCTTCAAAAAGGTCTACTACGACTATCAGTTGGGCCGCATGGTGTCCAAACTTTGCCTGGCAGACGACGTCTACATCCCGTACAACGGCTCAAGCGTCGTGTCCCAATGCCCGCGGCTCACGCACCGCATTGCAATGGACTCCAACGAGTACCGCAAGCGCGCTGTAGCAGGTGAATACCTCGATGTGGACTTGGATACCTACGCCTCGCCGGCCGATGCAAGCCAAATCCAAGAGGCAATTGACAAAATTACCGGTATTCGGGCCACGGATGACGAGGGAGAGGTGTTTTTGCTCGAGCAATTGGTCGATTTGGACCTCCAAGGCTTTGAAGACAAGGACGAGGACGGCGAATTCACCAACATCAAGCTGCCCTATGTTGTCACACTGGCCGAGGACACGCTCAAAGTGGTCGGAATCCGTCGAAATTGGAAAGAAAACGACGAAAAACGCCTGCGTCGCAATTATTTTGTGCATTACGTGCTTATCGAGGGCCCCGGTGCCTACGGTTTGGGCTTTGTGCACCTCATTGGAGGCCTCGGCAAGGCCGCCACAAGCGCCCTGCGCCAGTTGATTGACGCGGGCACGCTCTCTAACCTGCCTGCAGGTTTTAAGGCCAAAGGAGCGCGGATCGCGGACGACTCTGATCCAATCCAGCCGGGTGAATGGCGCGATATAGACGCTGGCGGCGCGGAGCTGTCCGCCTCACTGCTGCCGCTGCCCTACAAGGAGCCCAGTCAGGTGCTGTTTGCCCTGATGGGGTTCCTGGTGGAGTCGGGCAAGCGCCTGTCCAGCACCGCCGACATGCAAGTGGGCGACGGCAACCAGTACGCACAGGTGGGAACCACCCTGGCGCTGCTCGAGCGCGGCTCTATGGTCATGTCCAGCATCCACAAGCGCCTGCACTACGCGCAGACCTTGGAATTCCGCCTGCTGTTCGAGGGCTTTGGCCAGTACATGCCCGACGAATACCCCTATGACGTGCCAGGGGCCAGCCGCAAGATCAAAAAAGCGGATTTCAACTCCATGGTGTCGGTGCAGCCAGTGGCGGACCCCAACATCTTCAGTTCTGCCCAGCGCATCCAGCTTGCCCAAATGCAGTTACAGCTGGCACAGGCCGCGCCGCAAATGCACAACATGTACGAGGCGTACTACCGCATGTATGCCGCCTTGAACATCCGCGACATTGACGGCGTGCTGCTGCCGCAGAACACCAACATGCCCCGTGACCCGGCGTCCGAGAACAGTGACGTACTGAACGGCATGAAACTCAAGGCCTTCGCTGGCCAACAACATGATGCGCACATTGCATCGCACTTGATGATGGGCATGTCGCCCATGGTGCAAGCCAATCCTGCGTCCTCCATTGAACTGCAGAAGCATGTCCTTGAACACATTCGCCTGCGCGCGGAAGAGGATGTCGAGGCGGAGTTGTTCAAGCAATATGGCACCGACCCGGATCGCATGGTCTCAATCATCCAAAAAGAGGGCATGATCGCCATCAGTATTGCCACAGGCTTTAAACAAACCCGCGACTTGCAGGAAACCCTTTCAGGTGGCGAGGGCCCCGATCCCTTGGTGCAGATCAAGGAGAAGGAAATTGCCCAACGCGCTCAGGCCGACCAGGCGCGCATTAGTATCGACCAGCAGCGCCTGGCCTTGGACCAACAGAAGTCACAACAGACCAATCAAATCAATCTGCAGAAGGTGCAGATGCAGCAGGCCAAACTCAACCAACCAGGAGGCAAATATGCCGCATAAAAAAGGTCACAGCAAAAGCACCAGCAGCCCCGCCAAGGAGGCTGGTGCCAAAATGTCCAAAGGCGGCGCAATGAAGACCTCCAAAGGGGTCCAAGGGCCGTTTATGGTTGTGAAGAAAAAGGACGGCAACCGTCCAGTTAAGATATACTAAGTTGTGAGTGAGCGCTATCAGACGGGGCCTTGTGCCGTCTGCTTTTCATGGAAACCACCATGCTTGAATTTGCAGAAGCAGTTCTGAGGGAAATCAGGAAACTTCAGGATCAATCCAAACAGATTGTCTTGAACGGGACCATTACCGACATGGAGCGTTATCGCTACATGATGGGTCGCCTTGAGGGTTTGAGGATGGTTGAAGACTCCGTGAAAGAGTTGCTCAAAAAAATCACGGATGACGACGATCTTTTCAAATAAAGGAAGACCATGGAAACCGCAAAACTACCTGAAATTAGTACCACCGCCTTGGAGCGTAAATGGGCCGAGGAGGCAGCCAACACGCCGCCCACCCTTGAGGACGCTTACACAGAACTGGGCTTTGACCCAGAAAAACTGGACCAGGCGGTCATCGACCTCGTTCCCCAGCCTACCGGGTGGCGCATTGCCATCCTCCCCTATCGTGGCGCTGAAAAAAGCAAGGGCGGCATCGTCCTGGCCGAAGAAACGCAGCGCCGGACGCAGCTTGGCACCGTGTGCGGCTACGTCTTAAAGGTAGGGGCCTTAGCCTACGCTGATCAATCCAAATTCCCCACGGGTGCCTGGTGCAAACAGGGCGATTGGATTATTTTTGGCCGCTACGCTGGCGCACGCATCCCGATCGACGGAGGTGAGATTCGTCTTATCAACGACGACGAGGTACTTGGATTGGTGAACAGTCCCGAAGACATTCTGCACATGTAAAGGAGCAACGGTATGAATGACGAGTTGGAGTTTAAGGTAGGCGAAGACGAAAGTCCCGCCACGGTATCTATTGGAGAGGATGGCGCAGCCGAAGTGCTGGACAAGCCCCAAGCACCGCGGGTCGAGACCGCGGACAGCGGGGGAGAACTTGACCAGTACAGCGAGGGGGTCAAGAAGCGCATTGACAAATTGACCGCGCGCCTGCGCGAGACCCAGCGCCGTGAGCAGGCAGCCTTGGAATATGCCAAGAACGTGCAGGCCCGCGCCACACAGCTTGAGCAGCAGTACATGGCCGTGGACAGCGAACGGCTTGGCGAGGCCAACGGACGGGTGCAGACTCAGGCGGTTGCGCTCAAGCAGATCATCCGCAAGGCCCGTGAAGAGGGGGACATTGACACCGAAACGGATGCCCAACAGCGCCTGACTTCGATCACAATGGAGCAGAACCAGATTGCTGCGGCGTCCCAGCAACGGGAACAACAGTCTCAGCAGTGGGCCCATCAACAGCAGTTGGCTGCCCAACAAGCTGCTCAGCGGCCCCAGGTACAGGTTCAACAGGAACTGGACCCGCGGGTCGAGGAGTGGGCTGAGCGCAACCCCTGGTATGGCCGAGATACTGCCATGACCCATGCGGCATGGGGAATTCACCGGCAATTAATTCAGGTTGAGGGACTTGACCCTAGCAGTAATGAGTATTATGATGAGTTAGACAACCGCCTAAAGCAGACATTTCCCCAGAAACTGGGGGGAGGCCGGCAGCAAGCGCAAAATAACAGGTCTACCCGTACCGTGCAGACGGTAGCACCTGCATCCCGATCTTCGGGTATTAATAACGCACGCCGCACCGTCAAATTGACCCCAAGTCAAGTTGCAATTGCCAAAAAGCTGGGTGTTCCTCTTGAGGAATATGCCAAGTACGTAAAGGAGTAAGACCATGTCAGACGTCAAGATACCTATTCTCAATCGCAACTCTCGCGGGGTCGAATCCCGGGAGAAAGATGCGCGACGTAAACCCTGGGCTCCCCCTTCACGACTGGATGCGCCACCCCCGCCTCCTGGATATAAGCACCGTTGGATTCGAGCTGAAGTAGGTGGTACGGACGACCGCACGAACATCTCTGGAAAACTCCGCGAGGGGTATGAGCTGGTTCGTGGGGACGAGTACCCCGACTTTCATGTTCCAACAATGGAAGACGGCCGACATGCTGGTGTTATCAGCGTGGGAGGTCTTCTCCTTGCACGTATCCCGATAGAGACGTTGGAAGAACGCAGCGCATATTACCAACGTAGAGCGAATGACCAATTGCAGGCAGTCGACAATGAGTTGATGAAGTCAAATGCGCATCACAGTATGACCATTGACCGACCCACTCGTCGCTCCCGCGTTTCCTTCGGTGGCCTTAACAAAGGCTGACGAATACATCTTTTTAAAGGAATGACAAATGGCTAACATTGATAAAGCCTTCGGTCTGCGTCCTATCGGCAATCTTTCCGCGACTGGTGCACAAAAGCAGTACGGGTATGAGATTGCTGATAACCAGGCCGGAACAATTTTCCAAGGTGACTTGGTTGCTCTTGCCAGTGGATTTATCACTCGGTTTCTTCCGGCTACACACACTGCTGCGGTAGGCGTGTTTAACGGTTGCAGCTACAACGATCCAACCACAGGAAAGCCGACTTTCAGCAACTTTTATCCGGGTTCCGTCAACATCACATCGGGCAAAATTCTGGCTAATGTGATCGACGATCCTGGCCAACTGTTCCTGATTCAAGTTGACGCAGGGTTTGTTGCAGCTAACGTGGGCAATAACGCAGATGTTATCGGTACTGGCGGGAGCACCACCACTGGTGTTTCCACCATGGAACTGAACTCTGGCACGCTTGCTACAACTGCTGCCCTAAACCTCAAGGTTGTTGGCCTGTACAACGTACCGGGCAACGATTTCGGCACTAATGCCGTGGTGGTAGTTAAGATCAACGAACACGTGTACGGTAGTGCAGGTGTTGCTGGTCAATAAAGGAGATAAATCATGGCAATTTCACGTGCACAACTGGTAAAAGAGCTTGAGCCCGGGCTCAATGCTTTGTTCGGTCTGGAGTACAAAAACTACGAGAACCAGCATCTCCAAGTCTACACCGTCGAATCTTCTGACCGCGCGTTTGAAGAGGAAGTGATGGAGTCCGGCTTTGGCGAAGCTCCTGTGAAGTCCGAAGGCTCTGGCGTTTCTTACGACCAGGCGCAAGAGGTCTACACGGCTCGTTACACCCATGAGACCATTGCTCTGGCGTTTGCGCTGACCGAAGAAGCCGTTGAGGACAACCTCTACGACCGTCTGTCTGCCCGCTACACCAAGGCCCTGGCCCGCTCGATGGCTCAGACCAAGCAGATCAAGGCTGCGGCCGTGCTCAACGGCGCTTTCACCACCTCCATCGGTGGCGACGGCGTTGTTTTGTGCGCAACCAATCACCCCACTCTGTCTGGACCTAACCTGTCCAACACCCTGGCCACGCCGGCTGACTTGTCCGAGACCTCCTTGGAACAGTCGTTGATCGACATTGCCGCGTTCACCGATGAGCGCGGATTGAAGATTGCCGTTCAGGGCCTGAAGTTGATCATCCCCAAAGAGCTGATGTTCACTGCTGACCGTATCATGAAGTCCACGCTGCGCGTCGGTACTGCTGATAACGATGTCAACGCCATCCGCAACATGGGCATGGTGCCTCAGGGCTACGTGGTCAACAACTTCCTGACCGATCCAGACGCGTTTTTCATCAAGACTGACGCTCCTAACGGCATGAAAATGTTTGATCGCGTGTCCATGAAGACCGGCTTTGAAGGTGACTTTGACACCGGCAACGTCCGCTACAAGGCACGTGAGCGCTACAGCTTCGGCTTCAGCGATCCTCGCGGCCTGTTCGGCTCGCCAGGCGCTTGATAGATTCAGTACGGTAGAGGTGACTGACCTGCCACTAAGGCTCCTTCGGGAGCCTTTTTTATTGCACGCACGTTCAATATGTGCTACATTGGCAGCCATTCCGGGCCTTCCGGTGCATTAGACAGCCCCGGCTGACGACATACAGACTGATGCACCTAACTTGTATGTAAGGAAAAATCATGGCATCAACCACGTTTTCAGGCCCGGTTACGTCTACCAACGGCTTTATTGGTACTTTGACGGGCAACGTCACTGGCAACATTGCAGGATCAGGCAGCACCACGCACGCTACGACCTCCGCAATCAACGCCACTGCAACAGCCACTGCTGCTGAAGTTGCTACTGGCTACATCACCTCCACCTCGGCTGCCGCAACTGCCATTACCCTGCCCACAGGCACGCTGCTTGGAGCAGCATTGGGTGCGGCCAAGGGCACTATTTTTGACCTGTATATCGACAACACCGCAGGCGCAAACGCAGTAACTATGGTTGTAGCCGTTAACGGCATCTTGTCTACTGCTGCTGCTGACACCCCTGGTTCTTTTGGTGACTTGACTGTTGCCTCTGGTGTTACAGGCTTGGCCCGGTTCACCATCATGTTCTCCAGCGCCACAGCCTACGTGTTTACACGCACAGCTTAATCAGGAGCCGACATGAGCAACAGCAATATTCAGGCAGTCACAAAGACTGTCGATGCGCATGCAATTGCCGGTCGCACAAGGGTAGCCGGCATCTATTTCACAAACACGGCGGTGGCCGGAACAATTACCCTAAGGAATGGCAGTACTGTTGGGAGCACGGCATTGCTGGCTCTTACCACCGCCGCTGTGGCTGGAGCCACTGACATTCTTTTGCCGGACCAAGGAATTCTCTTTGATTCGGGGGTGTTCATTGATGTCTCCGGTGTTGAAATTACCAGCGTGACGTTGTTCTTTTATGGTGGGGCAGCGCAATAATGGCCTCCAAGGGCATGGGCATCAAAACCTCGGTGAAGAGCGGGAACTTCCGCGCTACCAAGGCGGGTGCTGGTATGACCAAGAAAGGCGTTGCAGCGTATCGCCAGGCCAATCCTGGAAGCAAGCTCAAGACGGCGGTGACTTCCAGCAAGCCTTCGCCCACAGAGGCGAAGCGTCGCGCTTCATATTGCGCCAGGTCGGAAGGGCAGATGAAGGATTTCCCTGAGGCCGCCAAAGACCCTAACAGCAGGCTTCGTCAGGCGAGAAAGCGTTGGAAGTGTTGAAATCAACCGTTAAAAATAGGGTAAATGTATGAAAAAATCTGGCATGAAAATGGTAAAAAAGGACGGCAAGATGGTCCCGTCTTTTGCGGCCGACGGCGTTGGCAAGATGAAAGATGGCGGTGCGCCTAAGAAGATGCAAATGGGCGGTCCTGCTGGCATGCCAATGCAGGGCGCAATGCCTCCCGCGCGCGGCCCGATGCCCCAGGGGATGATGCCTCCCGCAATGAAAAAAGGCGGCGCGGTGGGCATGCACAAGATGCCTGACGGCAAAATGATGAAGAATTCTGACATGGGCGACAAGATGGGTCGCGCTGTTAAACGTAAAACGGCCGACGTTAAAGGCCGTGCAATGAAGAAAGGAGCCTAATCATGGCTGGACGTGGAATGGGAGCCGCTACGCGCGGCGGTGGCGCTGTTGAAAGCGGCCCCGCAAACAAGATGATGTCCGAGACAAGCACCTCTACGGGCGTCCCTATGATGGCTAAAGGGGGCATGGCCATGGGCAAGCCCATTGGCAAAATGGGCGGTGGCATGATGTCTAAAGGCTACGCTGCCGGCGGCGCGGCCAAGATGTCCAAGGGCATGATGGCGGGCGGCAAACGCGCCAAGTAATGTCCTACCTCATCAGCAACATCCCGTACTTTAAATGCTGGGTCAGACGCGAGTTTACGCACATGCACCAGAAGTACCATGGCGAGTATTTGCACGCAAACGTCATTGCGGTCAATGTCATGCCGGACCGTTGCTTGAGTTTTCAGACCGTGTTCACGGGGTGTGAGAGCCATGTAGACGGGTCTGAGAATGTTCACGGGGGAGCGATGTGGGCGCGCATGCCCATCACCGCGCTGGTGGGGGACATTCCTTTGGAGGAGTGGCCAGAACGAATGCCAACGCATTTGGCGCAGCCCTGGGATTGCCCATCTCACCACCACACGGTGGTGAAGTTTGCGCGGACCAGCCCTAGCCCTTGGATGTGCAAGATTGACGGGGAATTTCACACTGGCAGGTACCTGTTTACCGTAGACTATGCGGAGAGCGAGGTAGCTGACTGTCCTGCGCAGCACAAACAGAGCCATGTTTTGGTTCTGACAGATGCGGGCAAGTGGACAGGCAACATTGTGGCGTTGCCAAACAACCGAGTCAGGGTCACCAGCCCTGCGTTTTGGCAAACAGGGGAGGGTGCTCCAGACTTTAGGCCCAGCCAGTGGACACACTGCGCGGAGCAAGATGACTCGTACATGGACGCACAGGCAACATTTGACAACTTGTACAGCAAATGACTACCTCCAACACCACCACATTTGACCTGTCAATTGACGACCTGATTGAAGAGGCATTTGAGCGTTGCGGAATGCGGCCGACCAGTGGCTATCAGCTTTCTTCGGCACGCCGCTCGCTCAACTTGCTGTTCCTCGACTGGGCCAATCGTGGGTTGAACCTGTGGACCATTGAGCAGGCTACTTTTGCCCTAGTGCAGGGAGACAGCAGCATTTCATTGCCGACTGACGTGGTCAATGTGCTGGAGGCGGTTATTCGCCAAAACAACCAGGGCATCAACACGGATGTCTACATTGAGCGCATCAGCCGTGAAGACTACCTTAACGTGCCTGACAAGACCACGCAGGCCCGCCCTGCGCAGTTTTACGTAGAGCGCACCAACGTCCCAAAGGTGTATTTTTACCCGGCAGCAGACCAAAACTACACCTTTGTCTACTACCGCATCCGCCGCATTCAAGACGCCGGCGACTATACCAACACCTCCGACGTGAATTTCCGATTCCTGCCTTGCTTGGCGTCGGGCCTGGCTTACTACCTGGCCCTGAAGTTTGCCGCCGACCGCGTCGCAGGGCTCAAGACGATCTACGAGGAGGACTTCCAGCGCGCTGCTATGGAAGATCGAGACACTGCCAGCGTGCAGTTTGTACCGGACTTGGGGGTATGACATGGCCTTTGCGTCAGGCAAGTTTTCCAATGCCCTCTGTGACTATTGCGGGCAGCGGTACAAGTACAACATTTTGCGCAAAAACTGGCGCGGATTTATGGTGTGCCCGGACGACTACGAGCCCAAGGAGCCGCAACTCGAGCCGCTGCGCTACAAGGGCGACGCCATCGCGCTCCGCGATCCGCGGCCCGATCGCATTGAACCGGTGTCCGTCTTTGTTGGCGCACCGGGCTTCACCGCTTTTCAAAGTTACGGCAGCGTGCAAGGCGGCACTAATATGCAGCCGTATGTGCAGGACCAGGCGCTCATTGCGCAGGGCGTTGTCGGCAAAGTGACTGTGAGCATCACATGACCTACAACGAGCTTGTCACCAACATTCGGAACTACACCGAGGTAAACAGCAACGTGTTTACCAGCACTGTGATAGACACCTTCATCACCATGGCGGAGAACCAAATTCTTCGCGAGATTGACCTGGATGTCTTCAAGCTAGAGGTCACGGGCAGCATGACTCAGGGCAATAAGTTCCTGACTGCTCCCACAGACCTCTTGACGCATCGCTACATGATCCTGACGCCGACCAGCGGGGATCAGCTGTTTTTGGATTTCCGCGACACGTCTTTTATGAAAGAGTACTGGGACAATGGCACCACGCAAGGCACGCCCAAGTACTACTCGGTGTGGAATCAGGCCACGTTTTACATTGCGCCCACTCCGAATCAGAACTACAGCGTAGAGCTGGGCTACATCTACCGCCCACCACAGCTCTCGTCGGCCAACTCCACTACTTGGATCAGCAGCAATGCGCCAGAGGCGCTGTTGTACGCTTGCTTGATCCAAGCTTACAGCTATACAAAAGGGCCGGCTGAAATGATGCAGTATTTCCGTGGTGCCTATAAAGAGGCACTTCAGGGCTTGGGCGCAGAACAGCAAGGCCGCCGCCGCCGTGACGAGTATCGTGATGGCATGCTTCGTATTCCACTTAAATCGGATTCACCTGGACCATGATGACCGCACCTTTACCCATGAGCATGGGCAGCGTTTTTGTTCAAACCACGCAAGGGCGTGGCTGGACGCCAGAAGAACTGGCCACGCGCGCTGCCGACAAGATCATCCACATCGGGGACCAGTCGCACCCGGCGGTGCAGGCGCAGGCAAGGGCCTTTAAAGAAAATGTCAAGCAGGTCGTGGCGTTCTATTTAAAAGAGGCGGTTGAACAGGACCGAGCAACTATTGCCTCGCGCCTGCGCGAGGCCGGTCACCCAGACCTGGTTTATTTGTTAGGAGATTTAAAATGAGTTTTTCAGGAAATTTCATGTGCACCAGTTTTAAGGTGGAGCTGATGAAAGCCGTGCATAACTTCACGACCGGCACGGGCAACACCTTCAAGCTGGCCTTGTACGACAACAGTGCGTCGTTCACCGCCTCAACGACCGCCTACACGGCCACCAACGAGGTGGCCAACTCAGGCACCTATGCGGCGGGCGGCGGCACGTTGACCAACGTCACGCCTATAGCCACTGGGACCACTGCGTTTACGGACTTTGCTGACCTGTCCTTTACCAGTGCGACCATCACGGCCTTTGGTGCCTTGATTTACAACGACACGGCTTCGGGCGATCCAACCGTCTGCGTCCTAGATTTTGGTGGTGCAAAGACGTCCACCAGCGGCACTTTTACCATCATCTTTCCAACTGCTGATGCAAGCAATGCGATTATTAGAATTGCATAAGGAGCAGGGGTGGCTGATGCTGTTGTTGCGTTTCAGGGCTGGGATGCGTCTGGTGTAGGCTGGGGAGATGATCCGTGGGGCGAGAGC